TAGCTTTTTCTTCGCTAATAGGTTCGTCTACCTCTAATAGAGGATTTTTTTTGTTTTTAGAATCCTTTGACATGATTGTATAAAAATTAACTAATTATGTGGCTTTGGACTAAAAATCGATTAGGCAGAAACCGCGTGCTCGATTCTTACTAAGAAAGCGTCGTTTAGAATCTTAGCAACAAATGTAGCTTTCCAGCCTGATGTTGCTCTTTGGTTCAATGGGTCGTCTCCTGAACCTAGAGGCTTAACAATGTTCTTCATTGCTTCACCTGAAATTCTAGTTGTTCCGTAAGCGTCTGAACCAAAAATAATAGTTGAATATACATCTATACTTGAAGCTCCTTCGCCTGTGAACACTTTTGCGTTGGTTGTTTCAACGAATCTAACTTCGTCAACCTTTCCAACTTCACCCTCCATAACTGAAGCTGTGCTAGCATATTTTTCAACACTAACAAAACCTGTTATGTCCTTTAAGTCGTAAGTAGTGTTTGGGTGGCAAATTCCAATGTAAGAAGCGTTTAAAGGTGATGTTCCGTAACCACTTGTTGCGTCCACCATTTTTGTTAGTCTTCTTGCTTTGTTGTTCTTTAACAATCTAACAACTTTCTTAATTAAAGTTGCAGTTATTAACTCACCTGCGGCTACTTGACTTCTTAAAGTGTGTCCTGTGCCTGCGTAGTATACATTTGTTCCGGCATTTAAGATGTCTCTTGTTAAAACATCTAAAGTTTCTCCTGCTTATCACCTAATTGTTCAGCAGTTTCCATTAAAATTGGATCCTGAGTTTGGTAATCTAGCTCGTCAGTAATAGTAATGAAATCACCATACTGTTTAACGATTGCGGTTATCTCAGTAGAAGATAGCCTTGACCCGTTAGGTGTTACCCCCGGAGTCAATGGTGTTGTTGCCGGTGCTAAATTAGCATATCTTCTAAACTTAATAGTAACCGTTCCGGACTTCCTTGGAATGTCCCTAATTTGTGCCCAACGAGTGTGAACTAATAATGGAGTAGCTCTTAATAAAAGAGTTCTATCATAAAAGTTATTTACCTCTGCTGGGATTACTGTTGTGTCTGTAATCATTTCCCTTTTTTTTAAACTAATTATCTACTAATCTTAATCCCTTCTTTTCCTCATGACTTCTTGCTGTTTAGCAACGAATTCTTCGGGTGTTAAGTCCCATACGGACTTTTCAGCTCCTCCGCCTCCATTGCCTCCGCCTGAGCCTGAGTCTTTGGCCTTTTCGTCAGCCTTTTTGCCTCTTTCTGCTCCAATCTTTAGTAGGTCTTCACCTGCAACCTCATAGAATAAACTCGATATTGGAACCGATTTTCTAGTAGGGTGTTGTGAAAACTTCCTTACTTTGTCAGCATACTTTGCAAAGTCGGGATTTTTTTGAACGAAGTCAGAAATTTCTTTCTCGTCTTCGTCTTGCATTTGCTTTTGAAGTAATGGACTTATAAACTTTGAGATACGCTTATCTATTATTTCTGCGTCTTCTTCGTCTATATCGTCTAAATCTTCTTCAGCTTGTGCTCCACCTTTATTATTTTTGAGCTTTTCAATTTTTTTATTTTTACGCTCTAAAATAAAATCGATGTTGTTACGCTTTCGAGTCTTTGGTTCCTCGTCGTCGTCATTGGGGTTGGCATTTGGATCGGTCTTTTTTTGGCCTTCTCCTGTCCCGTCTCCATTGTTAGCGTTGTCTCCGCCTTCATTGGATTTGTTTTCTTCGTGGTTATTGGCTTCCCCTGCCCCTTCGCCATTATTAACTTTTTGACTTTCGTCTTGGTTGTTAACACCGTTTTGATTCTCGGCGTTTTGATCGCCGGCATTATTTTCTCCCATAAATTTTTTATGCCCTCGTATAAATAGAAAATGGGGATAAAACTAGGTATACGGACGGCTTTAATTAAAGGATAATTCGACAAATTATCCTGCTGAGTCTTTATAGACTCGGACGGATTGGTTTCTGCAAGCAAAGAAAACCACCAAAGCCCTTGCTCCTAGAAGGAATGAAACCAACCCCTCTGAATCTATAAAGTCCCTATTAAGTTTTCAATGTGCTAGTCGTATGGATCAAGATTGTCTTCTTGAGCCGGTTTATCTTCTAACTTATCGATAAAATACTTTGGCTTTTCTAATAACTCTTTTAAATAACTTCTTTTCATTCTTAATTCGTCTACCTCTTCCTCTGTTAACTCCTTTCCTGATAATGCGTCTTCTTTATCTAGAATCTGATTTGATAAAAATTCTATATTCTTTTGAAAGGCCTCTTGCATAAATCTCCAACCTTCGTGTGTTTGTAAATCTTTTAAAATTGCCACTATCTTTAAATTCTCCTGAGGGTCTTTAAAAGAGAAATCAAATTCTTTAATTGTGTCTTCCCTTTTAATAATAATTGTCTTCATTGGCTTTTTAGTCTTTGGCACTCTTTTTTTAGTTGTAGTTTTTTTTGTTTTCATAATTATTCAGTTATAGGCGTCATTTTCTTATTACCTGATAATAATTGTAATGCGTTTTCTCCTACTCCTTCTCCTCCGGTTGGATTCATTTCGTTCATAGCTGGAGGAACAAGGCTTGGATTCTCTTTAATAACAACCATAGCTTTTTTGTGAGCTCTGATGTGTGCGTATTTAGCCGGTGTGTCTGATAGCTTGTTGTGAATGTAAAGGTGGACTTGGTGATTGTCTGTCGCTCTTACAGTTGCTAGTTTATTCGCTTCTAAATTATCGTTTTCCTCTTCAGCTAATAACTCGTCGATAGTCTTAGGGAATAATTGATTTATTTCGTCCTGTTTAAGGCCTGACAACTTTCCTAGTCTTTTTTCTGCGTATCTTAAGTTAACAGTTGGGTCTTGAGCAATCATTTGAACATAAGCTCTAAAGATTTGAAGCTTGTTATAGTTCTCAGTTTCGCTTATAACCCTACTTTTAACGCTTACATCTGGGTCAACCTTAGCGATAATGTTTTCTCTTCTTAAAGGCCTGAATTTAGCTCCTAGAACACCTTTAATTCTAACTATCTTCTCGTCAATTCCTGATTCAAAGTAAGTTTTGTATAAGAAATACCATTGTCTCCAAAATCTTTTTTCGCTCCAACCGAATATCTTTGCAGACAAAGAGTATCTTGTATCTACTTTTTGATTGATAATGTTTAACTCTGTGGCTGTTCTCTTTTCTCCTGAAACCTGTCCTTGTTGAATATCAGGTGTTGCAGTTGATTTCTGAGCTGCGGTGTCTAGAGTATTCATTATGTAATTAACATCTTGCTTGATTTGGTCTTTAGGCATTATTTGAACGGCTCCGGTAGGATTTCCGTCTATAGAAATAAATTTGTTTTGCTCGTAATTAAGGTCTGCCCTATTTTTAATCTTAGTATTATCGAATAAATACATTGGGAATAATCCTGACTCTGCAACCTTAATTCCTAGGTTTGTAAGCTTAGCTCTAGCTCTTTGCTTGTCTTCTACTAAATCACTAATAGAAACTCCGTCCCAATCATTTGTAGGGTATAAAGTCCTATCTAAAATAGGAATGTTATTGCCTTGAATTGGTGAGAATCTGATAACTCTTTTTCTATCTTCAGCTAAAGCAACAATGTAAAGCTTTCCTTCATATCGAGTAATCCATTCTAAAATCCTATATGTTTGATTGTCTCCTTCTAGAGATTCAGGAACAACCATGTTTGAATAACCTTGAGCGTCAGCTCTAGCTTGTGCATATTGATCAACTAAACTTTGAATATCTGTGTTGTCAGCTTTTAAATCTTCAAAGTTGAAATAATAACCTGCGTCTCTCATTTCTTGCTTTGTGAGTCTAATTTCTCTACCTATCCACCTTGAACGGCCTCGTCCTTTCATGTCTCCGTTAACACTCTTAGCTTTAGGGTCTCTAAGAGTTGTCATTGGATCCCAATTTTCACACACAGGACATTTTCTAGCTCTATCAAATTCCATTAACATAACTAAACCACGGCCGAAAAATGAAGCGTCCCAATCCCATAGATAATCGATAATGTCTTTTTCCATTTCGTCATAATCGAAAAGAGCTAAGTCGTTAAGATTCTCAGCTGTGTCTTCGTCTCCTTCTTCTCTATGTTCAAAGGTTACTGACAACCTATCTGTATAAAGAGAAGCTAAAACAGTTTGGTGAATTGTAAACAAAAGAGGGTCTCCAACCGCAGACTTATCTCTTTTTTGGTTATTGTATAACTTTAACCTTAGAGCCC